ATCCACCGTCTCCTCCTCGCACTCGAAGCCCGCATCTATGAGAAATGTGGCGCTTCAGAGCGCGTTCTCGCCGCCATCCGTAATGTCATATCAACGCGGGGCCGCGACAAATGGGGGAATAAGTACTCTGTGGACGGTGGTAGACACTCCGGTGACCACAACACCTGCTGTGGGAACACGCTCTTGCAAGGCCTCGCAATTCTTTTCGCGTTCGCCCTCCTTGATGCCATGTCCACAAACTCCACCTCTCTCCCATCCTACCCTGACTTGGCTGTCAAGTATTGCATCTCCCTGTTCCTGCTCGGAGACGACAATCTTGGTGTCGGTAACAGCAAGCTGCGGAAGTTGATTGGAGAGAACGCGGAGCACCTGGCCGCAGTCCTGCTCGGACTGGGGTTGGAGTTGGAGCCTGTTGTGCATAAGGGCCCTGACGCCGAGTATCGTGCGACGTTTTGTTCAGCACGTTTCTATCCCGCCGTCTCTTCCAAGGGTGAGGAGGTCCTGGTCCTAGCACCGGGCATAGGGCGTGGTATAGCTCGCAGCGGTTGGTACGTGGAACCCCCTGCCGGTGTTGACTCAACAAGCCTTTTGCGCGCCGACGCTATAGCGAAGCGCAAAGATCTCTCATTCGTTCCTTTCCTTGGACCTATGTGGGATAAGAATCTCGAACTCAGTGAGAAGTACAACGCTGTTTACACGAAAGAGATGAAAAGACAGTACCAGCACAGTCACCACGTCCACGATGAGCGGTTGTTCTCGTGTGATGAAACGTACCGTGTTGTGCAGTCCGTGTATGGCCTGACCAAAGCCGATGAGAATAAATACAAAAGTCTCCTCAACCGCGTTTCTTCTCTCCCATGTATTGTAGACTATGAGCCCCTAGGCAGGGCCATGGTTGTTGATGGTGTCGCCTGTCACTACGACCCACTACAAATGCATTCTCCTCCCGAGCTTACAGAGCCACTTCCCCCAACCACCATTACCAGTTTCATCCGGAACTTGGTCCTTCCAAAAGCCCCCTCATCGGTAGAGCTTACCACACGCAACACTTATAGCGTGCTTGGAGCTCCTGACGAGGACACGACGGCTTTGGACATGGTGGACAGGGAACTCATGCTCATGAGCTCATAAATTGGCTGTGGCGGCCTCCCCCAGACGCTGAGATCACTCGCGTCTGGTGGTAATGTGGCCTTGTGCGTGCAAACGTACATGCAGGTTCCAAGCCCTGGTA